CGCAGCCGTAACTGGATCTGTTGTATTATTTATTCGGAGTAGTCCTTGGAATTCACTGCGTCCTGCTGTTGTTCCTACATGTAATATATTGGTAGTATCATCATATGCAAGTGCAGTCACAGCATCTGATGAACCATGTAGAGTTGCCTTAGCATTTGGTCGGAACAGAACCTTCTCATCCTCATACATCTTTTTGATTTGTTCTGCTGATGGAATTGATGCAGAATGTCTTACTAATGCAATAGATCCTCTCCATTGTCTTTCTGAGGTATTATCTGTAGAATGCTTACCAATATGCAATTGAGCCTCAGAATCATTTATAGAACCTGCATTTGGATTATTACTGGTTTCTCTTAAAGTTCCGTCAATAAACAATTGTATAAACCCATTACTATAAGTTGCAACCACCTGATGCCATTCTCCATCATTTAGTCCATCAACCGGAGTTGTGGAAACCTGTGTTGAAGCACCATAAATATAGAAATATATCCCCTTCCCACTACTAATAGGTTCCAGCATTATTTGAAATCCAGTTCCAAGAGATTCATTTCTATTATAATATACTAGACCCTCATACTGATCGGAAGTGCTTGTAGTTTTGAACCATGCACTAACTGAAAATTCACCAGTTCCTGTCTGCATATCGGAATTATGTGGTTGTTTTAGATAATCATTTAGACTAAACCCACTATAAGCAACCAGTTCAGCACCAGTCGCAACGACACTCTTGGTTACTGTTCCAAAAACAGAAAGACCTTTGCCATTTATTGAACGATCTTTTTCTAATGTTACCGAAATTTGATCATAGGCACTGGTCCCTCCTGATGTACTCTTTGAAAACACAAGGATAAAAGTAGTGGGTGCTGTTGCAGTAAAAGTAGCAAAGATTGTTTTACCATCATCAGATGATCCTAAGTCTCTCCAACCACCAGCATTCACACCTGTACCTTCTAATAAACCAGCAGAACTATTTGTAGAATCGTTTTTAACCACTAATCTACCATCAGCAGTTCCTTTATCATAATGGAGTGAAATTTTATATGTTTTATTAATTTCTGTTGTAATCGATGTATGTGCATATCCCCAACTTGCACCACCATTCGGAGCAGTTATCAGTAGTCTATTGGCATCTAAAGTTGATGTGCCAATTGGTGTCGTCCAACCATTTAAATCACTATCAAAATAACCATTTGTAACAAGTTCAGTTGCATTCGTAGTATCAGTATCAGACAGGAAAGCACCTTTGATATCTCCGTGCATATATCCAGTATTGTAGGAGGTTGTGGCATAGGCAACCAATCCATTTGTACCAGAACTTAAATTTTCATTAATCAAACTTAATCCACTATTTCCTCCAACTGATGTATTTTCTGCTAATTTTTTAGCATTGTCAGACCCAAGTGTCGCGACAACAGATGCATCATTGTAATAAGTATGTCTCCAACTACTAGCAGCAATATCTGCGGTTGGAATTTCTCCAGTTTCAACAGTAGTTTGAGTGTTCCGAGACACCATCAAACGATTGCCACCATCAATAAATGCTACTTTTGTATTACCAATTCCGTTAGTAATATCAACAACAGTCCCATCATCCTTAATTACACTTACACCACCATTAGTTCCAACTGCAATAGTAGGAACAGGAAGTCCAGTAGCACTATCAATAGGTGCATTAGGTAGCACAGTCATTGCTACGTCGTTTACAACATTATTGACTATACTCTTAGACCCACCATCATTTAAAAATGTTGTAGTATCATTTCTTGTTTCAATACCATTATTATAATAAGTAAATCCTGCTTCAGTTAAATATTGATTATCTTTAATAAAGTCAACAA